GTTGTGACCCAGCATGGATTGCTTACAACACATTCCGACCATTTGGTACCACCCAAGGAGTTCTTGAGAGTGCATGCTCAGGAGGTTGCTAATGGGCTTTCACGACCGAATGAGAAATATGGTCATCAGGCAATTGGGTGTTGGTGGTCGAGGTAAAGGTGTTGATGTATTACTGGACAAGACTACCCCGGGTGTTTATAACCCAAAAGCTGGTAAGGTTGAAGGGGCTACCACTGTAACACTTGTTGGATCTGGTGTCAGAGTTAATTACAAAGACACAGCCTACAAAAGTGAAGTTATCGTCTATGGTGACTTCCAGCTTTACTTGTCTCCTGTATTGCAGGACGGGACAGAGTGTCCAAAACCTCGCCCGGGTGATACGATCATAATTCAAAGTGAGATTGTCAAGGTGATCGCAGTATCACCATTCAATGATAACAGTGCCAATTGCGGATGGAAATTGCAGGTGCGAAATGGATAATTTCATGGATGTTATCAATGAGTGGGTAGAGAAAGTAGATCGTGATATTGACAGAGTGCTTCAAACAGTGGTACTATTAGTTGGTCGGAGTGTTGTAACTTTGTCTCCAGTCGATACCGGTAGATTCAAAGGTAACTGGCAGATGAGTATCGACGAAACGATAGACAACAGTCTTGTCCGATATGACCCAGAAGGGACTCAGACTCTCAACGACATGGCACGTGTCGCCAACAGGTTCACAGCCGGTCAAATGGCTTACATCCAGAACCACGTGCTTTATGGTACTGACCTTGAATTAGGTTTGTACAACGGTCCAACCGCAAAGGTTACCGATGATGGTTTTAGCCGACAAGCTCCCGCTGGTATGGTTTCCGTCACAGAGGCTAAGTTCCTTTCGATTGTAAATGAGGCTGTGAAGCTCACAATCTAAGGAGACCAAATGAGCCATGATAGGATTAAACGAATCCTTGATGGTGTGATCTTCGATTTCGAAGCTGGATCACCAGCCGATAAAAAGTTTCATATCGTATACGCTGGGATTGACGACGGTCACAACGAGACAGACCCTTACGTCCGTTTGAGTTGTCTTCCTGTTGAAACGAATGATGAAACTTTGGATGGTGATATCACACTGTTCCATGGGATTTACAATGTGGACATATTCAGCCCTTGGGGACTTGGCCACGACACATCACTGAACGCTGAGTTGGCTGACAGGTTCTTCAAACTGTTGAGAGTCAACAAGATGTTCCATGAATATGATGACAGCGGTAACATCGTATTCAGTACGCAAGTTACAAAGCCACTACACACAAAGCCAAGTCGCAGGGCTGTTGATGCTACTGCTTGGTGGGTGACTCCTTGTTCTATTGAATACAAATCGTATGTCTCAACTCCACCACCAAAAGAGGATTAATAAATATGGCATTCCGTCTTCCTAACGGTTCCACTTTCGACTTTGCTGAGGAATACAGCGCCCCGGTCGTGGTAACCGCAATTAGCAACGCTAACCCAGCTGTTGTTTCCGCTGCTGGTCATACCTTCGTAGAGGGTGATATCATTGTTCTGCAAACCGGCTGGCTGAAGCTGTCGGGTCGAGGCTTCAAAGTTGGTACTGTTGCCTCTGGTACTTTTGAACTGGTTGGTGTTGATACCACTTCCACCCAGCGTTACCCAACTGGTTCTTCGGCTGGTTCGGCAAAGTCGGTTGAGAAATGGGTTAACATTCCACAGATCACCGAAGTAGCTTCGTCTGGTGGTGAGCAGCAGTTCTACCAGTTCGGCTTCCTCGAAGAAGACGAAGACCGTCAAATCCCAACCACCAAGTCTCCATCGACTCTGACCCTGACTGTAGCTGACGACCCGGATCAGCCTTTCGTGCCAGTTGTTGAAGCTGCTGACGAACTGAAAGAAGAACGTCTGCAACGTCTGAACTTGGTTAACGGTGACATCGTACTGTACAACTCGATTGCATCGATTTCCAACACCCCATCGCTGACTCGTAACCAGCTGATGGTGCGCACCATCACTCTGGCTCAACAAGGACGAGTTACTAGGTATAAAAAAAGTGCATAAGTAACGCACGCAAGTGCCAATTCGCCCTTGCCGTAATGGCAGGGGCTTTTTTGTTTCTATAGGAGATATATGATATGGCTAAGTCTTTTAAACTGCAAGTCAAACCAACCTTCAAATCCGTAGTAGAGATTCCGATTGTTGGTTCCACCCCAATGAAGACCACTTTCACCTTCAAGACCTTCGACCGTCATGGGCTGGCAAAGGTTATTGATAAATGGGCTGAAGAGGGTCAAGCAATGATTGCTGAGATGCGAGAGGATGCCGTCAATGACAATCCATGGTCTCTTGAGAAACTGACTTCCCGGGAAGTTGAACTGCAAGCCAAGCAGGTGAAGGACATTGTTCTCGGTTGGGGCTTTGATGACGAGTTCAATGATGAGAACATTGAAGCGCTCGTGTCGATCTCTGTATCTGTAACTGATGCGATTGTCCAGCAGTATCACAGTGCTTATGATCAGGCTCGCAAGGGAAACTGATTAAGGCTGCTCACGAACTTTATGTGAAAGAGACCACTCAACACCAAGCTGGTTTGTTCGGTCTCGATCTAGAAGAAGTTCCAAATGAAGATGTCCTTATCTGGGATTGCAATTGGAACGCCTTCACGCTGTTTGAGACTTTGACTACTCAATGGCGTACTGGTGGTATGGGCAGCCCCACTGGTTTAGATTACAGCGTTATCCCAGCTACAGGTAAGATGTTAGGGTTCAACAAAAAAGAAATTGCTGCGTTGTTCCCAGACCTTAGAGTGATGGAGAACGAAGCACTCATCACTATGGGAGAAAACCAAAAAGATGTCGACAATCGCTGAACTGCAAATTAAGGTTAACGCCCAAGAAGCACGTGCTGGTAAGGAAGAACTTTACGGATTGGCAGATGCTGCCCAGAAGGCAAATGATGCGATTAGTAAAGGTGGTTCTCGACCAAGCGTAGTTCCACAGGGTGAGCCAAAGAAGGTAGCGGATCTCTCTGCTGCCATTGATACTCAAACTCGTAAACTTCAGAACCTTGCCGATGCTCGTAAGCAACTCGACAACACTGGTATGAAGTCTACTAACCCTCAAGAATACACTCGACTCAACAACATCATTGATGCTAACATTGCTCTGGTTCAACGTCAGGGTAATGCTGTTGAGCGACTGAGTGAGGTGCGGTACCGAGATCAAAATCGGTATGAGAAACAAATACAAGCCGAGTTAGCTGCTCAGGAACGTTTGGTACGAGCCACTGAACGTCAAGAGAACGTTGTAACCAACGCAACAGCCCGGCAGGCACGACAGATTGAACAGACCATCAACGGTCTGGATCGTCAAATCAAAGCACAGAATGAATACAACCGAGCCATGGAAGTATTGGACCGCACTCGTGCGTTGTCTGGTATGGCTGGTCCGGGTGGTAATCAGATGTCAGGTGCTGAGTATGAACATCTTGCTAAACAGGCCGCTGCACAGCGTGATGCTGCTTTGGCTGTACAGGATAACGCCCGTGAAGTAGAGCGGGCTAAAAGCAAGATGGACACCTATGTGGCAACACTTGGTAAAGCTGAGCGTGCTGAGGTAGAATACGCCCGGGCAACGGATGTGATGACTGAAGCACTTCGTCTTGGTCTGGTCACACAGACTCAATTTGATGCTCGCATCAGTGAGTTTGCCGCTGCTCGTGATAAGTCGATTGCTGCTGCGAATAGCAATGCTGCTGCTGAAGAAAGGCTGGAGCGACAGCTTCGTCAAGTAATGGGTGTGTATGACCCTGTGATCCGTGCTCAGACCTCCTACGCAGCTGCTGTGAGGGTTTTGTCCGATGGTCTACAGAATGGTATCATTTCTGCCGATCAATTCAACAAGGCCCTTACAGAGCAGGTAGCAGCACTCGATGCTGTGAAGAATGCCAGCACTGGTCAAGGTAAGATCTCGTCCGAGTATGACCAAGCTCTTAACGCAGTTCTTCCGTATCGCACAGAATTGAAGAACTTGGAGCTTCAGCAACAGCGTCTCGATGCAGCTAAACGTGCAGGTAAGATCACCACTGCTCAACAAGTCAAAGACTATGATGATGCGACAGCAGCCATTAAACGTCAAACTGCTGAGTACCGGAAACGGATTGAAGAAGGTAACAACGCTGGCATTTCCTTCAAGCAGGAACAAGCAGCCCTTCGTGGTATGCCTGCTCAGATTACTGACATCGTGGTTTCGTTGCAAGGGGGTCAAGCACCTCTGACTGTATTGCTTCAACAGGGTGGTCAGATCAAAGATATGTTTGGTGGTATTGGTCCAGCTATCTCTGGTATGGCTCGTGCTGTTGCAGCAATGATCACACCATTGAGTGTTGGTCTTACCGTGTTGGGTGCCTTTGGTCTTGCTGCTTATCAAGGTAGTGAAGAAATCGTGGCGTTTAACCGTGCAACCATTCAGATGAAAAACGCATCTGGTGCGACTGTCAATGATTTGTACAGACTGACCAACCAGCTTGATGATGTTACAGACACTTCTGGTAAAGCTGGTGCAGCACTCCTTGCAATGCAGTCGAGTGGTCGTATTGCTGGTGACATGTTTGGTGAAGTTGGTGCTGCTGTGATTCAGTGGTCTCGGGCAACTGGTACCTCTGTGAAGGATGTGGTCGATGACTTTGCATCCATCGGTAAAGATCCAGTAGAGGCAGCTCTGAGACTTGATGAAACATATAAATTCCTGACTTCATCGGTTCTGGCACAGGCTGACGCTCTGGTTAGACAGGGTAAGGAACAAGAAGCTGTTAAGTTGATTCAAGGTGAAATGGCGTCTGCTGCAAAAGATACAGCTGATGAGATGATTGAGCAAGCTGGTTTCATTGAGCGTGCTTGGCATGGTGTTACAAATGCCATTAACGCAACGTGGACGGCTATGAAGAATGTCGGTAGTACTCGACCAGAAGCTGAACGTCTTGCAAAGCTTCAAGCTGACCAAGCTGCGATCATTACGAACTGGTACGATGGTGATGAAGAGAAAGCTCAATCAGATCGTCGATATCAGGCAAACAAGAGAAACATCGAAACTCTTGAAGCGTCCATTAAGAAGACTCAGGAAGCTGCTGCTGCCGAAGGTGCTGCTAACCGGGAACGTGAAAAGAGTGCTCAGTTCATTGGTAAGCTTGCGTCTAACTACACA